TGACTGCGTGGTGGTGCTGCGGCCCACCAAGGTACGCAGCCTGTACAGCCAGATGGTAGGGCGCGGCACCCGGCTCTCCCCGGGCAAGAGCGATCTGCTTTTGCTGGATTTTTTGTGGATGACCGACAAACACGAGCTGTGCCGCCCGGCTGATCTGGTTTGTGAGGACCGCGCCGTGGCCCGGCAGATGACCGAAAATCTGGCCCAGACCGGATGCCCGGAGGACATCGAGAAAGCAGCCGTGCAGGCCAGCGAGGACGTGGTGGCCCAGCGGGAAGAAGCACTTGCAAAACAGCTGGAAGAACAGCGCCGCAAAAAAGCCCGTCTCGTGGACCCGCTGCAGTACGAGATGAGTATTCAGGCCGAGGACCTTGCCGGATATGTGCCGGTCTTTGGCTGGGAAGCAGGCCCGCCCACCGAACAGCAGGCCGCCGCGCTGGAAAAGCTGGGCATCCTGCCGGACGCGGTAGAGTCGGCAGGCAAGGCCAGCCTTTTGCTGGACCGGCTGCACAAGCGCCGGGACGAAGGGCTCACCACCCCAAAGCAGATCCGCTGTCTGGAAAAATACGGCTTTCAGCACGTGGGCAGGTGGAGCTTTGAGCAGGCTAAACACATGATCGACCGCATTGCAGCGAGCGGCTGGCGGGGTGTGCCCAAGGGCGTTACTCCCAGCACCTACACGCCGCCCGCAGAACCGGCCTTTCCGGATAGCATCTTTGGATGGTAACGCGAATGGAACATGAAAATGAACTCAAGGAAGCATTGGACTTCGTATCCCCGTCCGCCCTGACCTATGACGAATGGCTCATGGTGGGCATGGCCCTGAAGGATTCCGGCCTGCCCGTTACCCTCTGGGAACAGTGGAGCACCCGCGATGCGGGCCGCTATCACAAGGGCGAGTGCGTCAAGAAATGGGAAAGCTTTCACGGCGGCGGGGCCAGCCCCGTCACCGCAAGCAGCATCTTCCAGCTGGCCTACTCCCACGGATGGAGCGGCCCGGCGGGCCACGCTCTGGACTGGAACGATGATATTTCTGCCGGCACCGGCGCACAAACCGAGGGCCGTCTGGTAGATCCACGCTGGGTGGAAGCCCACGAGCTGGCCCTGCCCGAAGAGTGGCACCCCGCCGACCAGCTCAAGCGCTACCTGCAAGCCCTGTTTGAGCCGGACGAATATGTGGCCTATGTGACCGAAAGCTTTATGGCCGCCGACCGCCGCCGCCCTGCAAAAGGCAGCTGGACCCGCACCGCAGGGCAGCTCATCACCGAGCTGGATGCATGCGGCGGTGACCTCGGCAAGGTGGTGGGCGACTGTGATCCTGAAGTAGGTGCATGGATCTGCTTCAACCCTGTGGACGGCACCGGACGCAAGGATGCCAATATTACTGCCTACCGCTATGCCCTCGTGGAGTGCGACAACATGGAGCTGGGCAAGCAGCAGGCCATCATCAAGCAGCTGGAACTGCCCTGTGCCGCGCTGGTCTACTCCGGCGGCAAGAGCGTCCACGCCATCGTCAAGGTGGATGCCCCGGACTATGCCGAGTACCGCAGGCGTGTGGATTATCTCTATTCCGCCTGCCAGAAAAACGGCCTGACCATCGACCAGCAGAACCGCAACCCTTCTCGCCTTTCCCGGATGCCCGGCATCCTGCGCGGTGACAAACGGCAGGTGCTGCTGGAAACGAACATCGGAAAATCCTGCTGGGATGAGTGGCGGGACTGGCTGGAAGCGGAGACCGACGAGCTGCCCGAGGCCGAGAGTCTGGCCGACGACTGGGAGAGCCTGCCCCCGCTGGCCGATGCCCTCATCACCGGGGTGCTGCGCAAGGGCCACAAGATGCTGCTGGCAGGCCCCAGCAAGGCGGGCAAGAGCTTTGCCCTCATCGAACTGTGCATCGCCATCGCCGAAGGCAGGCCGTGGCTGGGCCGGTTCTCCTGCGCACAGGGCAAGGTACTGTACATCAATCTGGAGCTGGACCGGGCCTCCTGCCTGCACCGCTTCAAGGACGTGTACACCGCCCTCGGCCTGCCCCCGCAGAACCTGCGGAACATCGACATCTGGAACCTGCGCGGCGCGTCCGTGCCCATGGACAAGCTGGCCCCAAAGCTCATCCGCCGGGCCCAGAAAAAAGGCTACACCGCCGTGATCCTCGACCCCATTTATAAGGTCATCACCGGCGATGAGAACTCTGCCGACCAGATGGCAAAGTTCTGCAACCAGTTCGACCTTGTGTGCCGCGCGCTGGACTGCGCTGTGATCTACTGCCATCACCACAGCAAAGGTGCCCAGGGCGGCAAGCGCAGCATGGACCGCGCATCCGGCTCCGGCGTGTTCGCCCGCGACCCGGATGCCATGCTGGACATGACCGAGCTGGTGCCCACCGATGCCATCCGGGAACAGCTGCATAACAAAGCCGCCTGCCGCGTGATCAAGGCCATGTTGGACAAACGCGGTCATGCGGATGCCTACGGCTTGGATGATACCCTCAGCCGCCACCGGATGCTGACCATCGCAAAGGAAAAACTGGGCCTTGCAGATCTGCGGGCCATCGATGCTGAGGTCGCGGCTGCCGAGAAAAAGGCAGACGGCATGACCGCATGGCGCATCGAAGGCACCCTGCGCGAGTTCGCCCGCTTCGACCCGGTGAACCTCTGGTTCGACTACCCCGTGCACAAGCTGGACACCGGCCTGCTGGAGGACCTGCAGCCGGACAGCGATTTCAAAACGCTGGGCAGCCGCGGTGCCGCCAAGCGCTGGGGCGATAAAGGCAAGGTGACCAAGGACAAAAAGGCCGAACTGGACACCGCCTTTGAAGCCTGCATGATGGACGGCGAAGTTACCGTCTATGCGCTGGCCGAGTACATGGACCTGAAGCCCCGCACCATCAAGACGCGGCTGAAAGATGACGGACGTTTCTGGATCGATGGCGAGAAAGTGGGACGCAAGGAGCCCGGCAGCGCAGGTTAAACAAACCGTAATAAGTCCGATTACAATTTGTTGTAAAAATGCAGAAATAGCCGCTATTTTGCACGACACGAAAAACTGCAATTTTGCAGTTATAGCCGCTATGACTGCAGATTTTGCAGTGCAAAATAGCCTATATATAATAGCTAAAACTGCAACTGCAATTGTGATGGGGTCTCCCGAAGGATGGGGCGACCACAGCCCCCATCCATTCGGGGAACCCTCCCCATCACGTTGGCGAACCCTGAGAAAAAGAAAAACGAGGTGAACCCCATGTACATGCAATTCTTTCTCCCCATGCAGCCGCCCACCACTACCCACAATGCAAAACAGCTGCACGCCTACATGAAGGGCGGGCAGCCGCACGCGGTGCTCCACGACAGCCCGGAACTGAAACAAACCCGTGCCAAGCTCCACGCCCATCTGGCACCCCACGCGCCGGAAAAGCCCATCCCCGCAGGCCGTCCGGTGCGTCTGCTGGTCAAGTGGTGCTTCCCTGCCGAGGGCCGCAAAAACGGCAGCTGGCGCACCGCAAAGCCGGACACCGACAATCTGGAAAAGGCCCTCAAGGACGAAATGACCCGCCTGCACTTCTGGGCCGATGACGCGCAGGTGTGCAGCGAGATCGTGGAGAAATTCTGGTCGGACCCCTGCGGCGTGTTCGTCCGGGTGGAGGAACTGTAATGACCTACGAAGAGAAAAAGGCATGGCTCTGGCGGTACCGGACAGCCAAGCGGTTCGAGCTGCTCAAACTGGACGAACTGGCCACGCTGCAGACCGATGCCACCCACACCACCCAGCGCTTTTCCCCCGTGCCGGGCGGCAACGGCGACGGACAGGCTCTGCCCCGCAGTGTGGAACGCATCGACGAGGCCCGCCGGGCCGCTGAGGCGCAGTCTGCCGTGTGCGACGCCATCCGGGCCGAGATCATGGAGGTGTTCCGCCAGCTGGACGATGAGGTGGATTTCATGATCCTGTTCCGGCGGTATGTCCTGCTGGAGGACTGGCCGGACATCGCGGTCATCGTCCGCATTTCCCGCAGCCAGATGTTCCAGCGCCACAGCGCGGCCATAAAAAGACTGGATATCAAAAGTCCGGACTGAACCGGAGCGAACCGGACTTGATAATACTGTCAACCCCTGCTAAAATTTAAAATGCCGAAGCCCGCAGGAAAGACTTACTCCCTTCATTCCTGCGGGCTTTGTGCTGCCCGGCTGACGCAGAGGATCACCTTTACCGACCAACAGCCTGAATGTACCAGCCGGGTTTCTTTGTTATATCCTGCCGTTCGGATCTTCCGGGCGGCTTTTTGATTTTACGGCAAGAGAGGTGGTGAGGATGACCGACAAGCAGGCGCGGTTCTGTGAAGAGTATATGATCGACCTGAACGCGACCCAGGCGGCCATCCGCGCCGGATACAGCCCCAAAACAGCCCAAGAGCAGAGTGCTCGCCTGTTATCAAATGTTATGGTTCAAAATCGTCTTGCCCAGCTGCAGGCCGAGCAAAGCCGTCGGACCGGCGTATCTGCTGATCGTGTCGTGCGGGAACTTGCCAAGATTGCTTTTGCAAACGCCAGCGACCTGATCGACCCGGAGACAGCTTCCGTGAAGCTGGATGCTTCCCGGGATGATCTGGCCGCAATCCAGTCCATTAAGGTCAAGAGCTTTGGCGAGGACGGTTTGGAACACGAGGTCAAACTTGCAGATAAGCTCCGAGCCCTTGACCTGTTGGGCAAGCATCTGGGTATGTACAAAGACGCATCCGAAAAAGAAAATGCCGCTGCTCAAAATAACGACATACAGACCCTTGCGGATCTGCTGCAACGGCCTGTTCCAAACCGCGATATCAAGGACTTTGAAGAATGAACATTCCGGCTCCATTTTCTGAAAACCAGATGCGGTTCTTCTGGGGCTGCTTTGACCACTGGTTCAACGTTGCAGAGGGCGGTAAACGTGGTGGTAAGAACGTGCTTATCACGATGGCGTATTGCACCATTCTTGAAAAGCATCCGAGCCGCATCCACTTGATCGCGGGCGTATCCACTGCGACGGCCCGGCTGAACATTCTGGACTGTGACGGCTTCGGCCTGAAAAACTATTTTGAGGGCCGCTGCCGTGAGGGCACCTACCAGAACCGCGACTGTCTGTACATCCAGACTGCCACCGGCGAAAAGGTGGTGCTGGTGTCTGGTGGTGGCAAAGCCGGTGACGAAAAGCTGATCAAGGGCAACACCTACGGCACCGCGTACATCACCGAAGCCAATGAATGCAGCGAAACTTTCATTCAGGAGGTTTTCGACCGCACCCTGTCCAGCCCGGACAGAAAGGTGTTTCACGATCTGAACCCCAAGGCAGAGGGACACTGGTACTACAAGACCGTGCTGGACTTCCACGAAGCAAAGCAGCGCGAGAATCCCGCCTACGGCCTGAACTACGGTCACTTTACCATCGCGGACAACATGAGCATCTCAGACGACCGCCTGCGGGCCGTTCTAGCCACCTATGACCGCAAAAGCATCTGGTACGCCCGTGACATTCTGGGCCAGCGCAGAGCCGCCGAGGGCCTGATCTACGATATGTTTGACCGTGGGCGAAATGTGTTCAAGCTTGGTGAAGAGCCGATTGGCTTGCGTTCTGTTGCAGTCCGGTGGATTGGCGTAGATTATGGCACCCGTAACGATACTGTTCTGCTCGAAGCGTATGACGACGGAAATATATTGTGGATTACCAGAGAATACCGCTGGACAAGTCGCAGAGAGCGAAAGCAGAAAACCGACGAAGAATATGCTGATGATTTTATGGCTTTTATGGGCGAGAGTTATTGTGCCACCATCATAGACCCTTCTGCCGCATCTTTTATCGAAGCATTGCGTCGCCGAGGGGTCTATGTCATGGAAGCTGACAATGACGTTTTGAACGGTATCCGCCGGGTATCCACTTTGATGAGCCGATGCCTGCTTAAAATTTGCTCAGACTGCAAAGGAACGATTGATGAACTCGAATCGTATCACTGGGATGATAAAGCCGCACTCGTTGGCATTGAAAAGCCCATAAAGGAAGATGACCACGGTTGCGATGTCGTTCGTTATCTATGTAACACCGCTATTCCCCACTGGCGATATGGAGAATAAAAAGTTCTTGACTTTTGTGTAACCAAAAGTTATAATATTTACGGTGACACAAAAGTGAGGTGATAGAATGTCGCCAAGAACTGGACGACCTACGGCCGAGCCAAAGACCCATGACACGCGAATCCGAATGTCTGATACTGACGTACAGCTGTTAGAATTCTGCTGTAAAGAAACCGGAATGACAAAAGCGGACGTAATCCGTCAGGGCATAAAGCTAGTCTATGAAGGTCTGAAAAAAGAATAACGCCTTGCCCGGCGACTGGAAATCTTGGGCAAAGCGTTATAAGACACCAGAGGTATTGCCATCTGGTAAATCTATTATACCATTTGGCGTTACCTCTTACAAGAGAATAAGAGGTAAAAATCATGAATACGATTCTCTGCACACCAAACGAAGCTGTGAAGTATCGAGTAACTCACGCCCCTCAAGAACTGGCTTGGGCCAAGGATATGGCCGATATGTACTGTGCGCGCCCGTTGAAGAGTGATGCCACCCAGTTTTACACTTTCTTGGCCGACATTTTCATGGCTGGCCGCATCAGCGGAGTGCGCGAAGAACGCGCCCGCCGGAAAGGCGGTGTTCGTTAATGGGAAAATTTATTGACTTAACAGGACAGCGCTTTGGAAAACTTGTTGTTACTGAGCGAGCACCCAATGGAGCAGGTGGAAATGTTCGATGGGTCTGTCATTGTGACTGTGGCACCGAAATCGTTGTGTTTGGCAACTCTCTTAAAACGGGAATCACACAATCGTGTGGTTGTTCACGGTTGATTGATTTGACTGGACAGCGCTTCGGAAAGCTTACTGTTAAAGAGCGTGGTCCCAATAATCGTTTTGGTGCAGCACGTTGGATTTGCCAATGTGATTGTGGCAATACTACAGTTGTCGATGGTAATTCCCTCAGAAGAGGGCTTTCGCGTTCCTGTGGGTGCGCAAAGTTCAAGTATCCTGCTGATTTATCCGGTTATCGATTCGGGCGACTCGTCGTTATTGAAAGAGCCGCCAACGATAGCCATAACAAAGCCCGCTGGCTGTGCAAATGCGACTGTGGGCAAACAAAAATTATTGGACGTCAAGAACTATTGAGTGGCACCACAAAGTCATGCGGCTGTCTCCGTTCAGAAACCACAGCAAAAAGACACGTCAAACATTATGGCCGAAGAGACACCCCGCGTCTCTACCGCATCTGGCACCATATGAAAGAGCGTTGCTACTCTCCATCTTGCAAAGAGTTCAAGTGGTACGGCGCTCGTGGAATCCATATGTGTGAAGTATGGCTCAACGACTTTGCGGCTTTCAGAGACTGGGCTTTAGCAAACGGCTATTCTGATGAACTGAGCATTGACCGAATCGATAACGACGGGAATTATGAACCCACGAACTGCCGATGGGCAACGATGAAAGAACAGTGCTCTAACAGGCGGAATAGTCCCAAATACAAATAACCATACAATCGCATCTTATCGAATGATAGGGTGCGATTTTCATTTGATTGGAGGTTTGAGCATGTCCAGGCGTAACAAGAACCGCCCCGCCGGGGGCACACAACCGAATACCCTGACACTGGATGCTTTCTCCAACCCGCTGTTCCGGCTGGGCTATGGCAGCCAGAGCCCGCTGGAAGCCACCAGCTATCCGCTCACCCGAATGACCGGCAACTATGCGCTGCTCAATAGCCTCTACCGTGAAAACTGGGTCGTGCAGAATGTTGTTGGCCTGATGGTGGACGATATGCTGCGGGAATGGTACGAACTCAAGGACGCTGCGCCCGATCAGCTGAAAGCTCTGCATCGTGCTGAGCAGCGCGCCGGTCTGCGCAGATGTATTTCCACCGGCCTGAAATGGGGTCGCCTGTATGGCGGTGCCGCCGGGCTGATCCTGATCGCCGGGCAGACCGACCTTTCCCAACAGCTGGACCCCGACAGCATCCAGCCCGGCAGTTTCCGAGGCCTGTACATCCTTGACCGCTGGCAGGGTATCTCACCGGAACCGGAACTGACCTTTGAGGGCGGCGAAGTGGTGCCTACGTTCTACTCCATCAACGATTCCGCCGGGCACATCGTCGCGCGGGTGCATCACTCCCGCGTCGTGCGGTTTGTGGGCCGGGAGCTGCCGGATCTGGAACGGCAGGCAGAGCTTTACTGGGGCGAATCCGAGGTGGAAGCCCTGTACAAGGATGTTGTGGCCCACGATAATGTTTCGGCCAACATGGCAGCGCTGACCTTTCAGGCCAACATCAACACCATGGAGGTCAAGGGTCTGGAACAGCTGCTTTCCCTTTCCAGCCCGGATGTGCAGCGGCGCTTCTGGAACACCATGCAGGCCCAGAGTGTGCTGCGCTCCAACTTTGGTGTACAGCTGGTGGAACAGGGCAACAAGATCAACAATACACAGTACACCTTCACCGGCCTGCAGGAAGTGTACGAGAGCATGTGCCTGAACCTGTGCGGCGCATCCCACTACCCTATGACGAAGCTGTTCGGACGCTCTCCTGCCGGCATGAACGCCACCGGCGAAAGCGATTTGAAGAACTACTACGACTATGTGGATACCCTGCGGGAAAGCAGACTGCGCCCGGTTCTGGAAAAGCTGCTGCCTGTTCTGGCCCGTTCCGCAGGCATCCAGCTGGAAGATGCAGACCTCAGCTTCCCGCCGCTGTGGGCACCAACCGCAAAAGAGACCGCCGACATTGCCAAAATCAAGGCTGACAGCATCGTTAGTGCGTTTCAGTCCGGCTTGCTGGATGTGCCCGCTGCACAGCAGGAGCTGCGCCGCCTGAGCGATGAGACCGGCATGTTCGGCAGTATCACCGATGAAGCCATTGCCGCTAATGCGGGCAAGACTTATCAGGACGTGACCGCCATGCGCGACCCGCTGGCGGGGCTGACAGAAAATCTGACCGGAATGGAGGTTCCTACTGCGGACACCTCGGTATTCGATTTCAACTCCCGCCACGACCCCTCCGACGGACGCTTTACAAGCGGCGGCGGGAGCGGTAAAATAGAGAAAACCAAGTACGCACCGTCTCCGCAGAGGAGCGAGAGCAAAATTCAGCTCAAGCCCAAGACCTATGCAAGGCTCACCGGTGTGTTGAACACGCAGTACCCGGGGCTGCTGGCTGGTGAAAAGGTCATTATTCGGGATGCCAATTATCAGTACCACGTTACTGCAGATGGCTTTGGTGGACTGAGCGTTGAACGGCGCATTCCAATCACGAACAGGAGGAAAAAATGAGCAAGCAGGAATCTGTATGGGTGCAGTATGTTCGTGAGCACTATGAACCTGCCTCTGATGTCGAGATGTCCTATGAGGACGAAAATAATTTGCTTTGGCTTTTGAATGCACCGGCAGGATATCAGGTTGAGGACGAGATGCTTGAGTATGCACAAAAGCACCCGGATGCAAGCATGAAAGAACTTATCGAATACTTCGATGAAGTTGCCCCGGACGGGCTTACTCCGGGCGACGATGGGCTAGACCTTGAGGAGAATTGACCTATGGCCAAGGATGATTACTTTGTTCTTGCATATCGCATTCTTTCATATCTCTACGCCTGCTTCAAAGCTGGCGAACGGCCTGATATGGACTGCATTTCAGCGGATGTTCTTCATATCCCCGTGGGGTACTGGTTCAACATCATGCGCAGCCTGACAGAAGAAGGCTATATTGTAGGGCTTGTTTTCCCTGCGTCGATCGGCTCCGCTGTCAGCGTCAAAGTCATTGACCTTCGCATTACGCAGAAAGGCATTGAGTTTTTGCAGGAAAACAGCATGATGAAAAAGGCCGCTGCTTTCCTCAAAACGATCAAGGAAACAGTGCCCTGCATTTAATTTAACAGTACAAGCGTCAGACGAAAGTCCGGCGCTTTTCTTTTGCCCATTTTCAGGAGGAAGCCTATGCCCACCCTTGCCCGTGCATCCCCTGACCGGGAACTGGAACGGCTCATCCGGCTGTACCTGCGTGCCGAAACAGATATCATCAACGAGATCGGCCGTCTGCGCAGTCAAGGCCTTGTGGATTATCACGCTGTGGCTGCTCTTGAACGGGTGCAGGCCATTCTCCGACAGCTTGAAACGCAGGACTGGGAGTATGTACCGCGCCTTGTGGAAGCGCAGTTCTATGTGCGCCGCCCGGATGCCAGAGCTGTGCCCGGCGAGACGGTAGAAAAGCATCGGGCCGGGTATCTCAATGCTAAGACCCTCACCAGCACCCAGACGGACATTGTGCAGCGGCTGACCATGAACCTCATGGGCCAGCTGACCGATGCCCACAGCACTGTGCTGGCAGGCCTGCAGAGTGCCCTGCTGGGCCGCACGGAACCGGACATTTACCGGCGCGTTGGGCTGGAACAGGTAGCCGCACAGCAGGCTGCAGGGCGTGGCATCAACCAGAGCGTGCCCGCCTTTGTGGACGCTCTGCGCCGGGAAGGCGTGACAGCCTTCACTGACAAAGCAGGCCGGAACTGGAGCCTGCACACCTATGCAACAATGGTCTCCCGCTCCACCTCGCGGCAGGCAGAGATCTTGTCTGTGATAACCGCTGACCCGGAACAGGATCTATACCAGATCAGCGCCCACGGCACCACCTGTGCCCTGTGCGCTCCCTACGAGGGCCGGGTGTACAGCCGCAGCGGAAAAGACCCGGACTTCCCGCCGCTTTCAGACGCCTTCGGCAAGATGGACCCCGCTGGGCCGGATGATCTTTCCAACAGCTGGCTGAACATCCACCCCAACTGCCTGCACAGTCTCCGCCCGTGGACACCGGCAGGACGAACGCCGGAAGAGCTTGAGCGTATCAGGCGCTTTTCCAGCCCCAAGACGAACCCCTACAGCCGCGACCCGCGCACCGAAGCACAGATCAAAGCCTACCGCGACAAAGAACAGGGCCGTGCCAAGTGGCTTGCTCAGTACCGGCAGTGGGAACGCTACCGCACCGCCCTGGGCGACGAGGTACCCAAGACCTTTGCCACCTTCCAGCGGCACAAGCTGGCCGGGGATGAAAAATATCAGGGCTGGGTGAGCGCTTACCGTGACCGCCAAACCTGAAACGAACACGATGCAGACAGCACCGTGTTTTTTTATACCCATTTTTCGGAGGTGATGCCCCTTGATTGCCTATTACGGCAGTAAAATCAGCGAACACATGACCAAGACCCCGGAGGGCTTCCTCATCTGCCATGACGTGCCCATTGCGCGCATCGGCCAGCAGGAATACTTTGCCGGGGAACTGGGCCTTGACGGCGATCCTGACCGCCTTGTGCAGGTGCAGCGCCGCCCTGAAGATGTGTTCGACCCGGCAGCAGTTGCCAGTTTCGAGGGTAAGGATGTAACCCAGAATCATCCTCCTGAACGCCTGATGCCGGAAAATCACGCCCTTTACGCCAAGGGCCACGCAGAGAATGTTCACCGGGAGGGCGATTATCTTGTCGCTGACCTTCACCTGAAGGATCCCGGCCTGATCTCTGATGTGGAAAACGGCGTGACGCGGGAGGTGTCCTGCGGCTACCGGTGCTGCTACACGCCGGATGGCACGGGATACCGCCAGACTAATATCCGAGGAAACCATGTTGCGATCGTGCCCAGAGGGCGCGCAGGGCATCTGGTTGCCATTCAGGACAGTGCCGCCGCACCGGCGGAGAAAGGAACTGCAATGAACGAATCCGAAAAGAACCCCGCCGCTGTTGTGACTGCCGCGCCGGAAGCCGCACCCGCATCTGCGCCGGAAGCTGAACCCGCAAAAGACGCACAGCCCCCTGTGGCCGAAACTGCCCCCGCAGAGGACAGTGTCCCGCCTGCACCGGCAGAAAAGCCCGCAGGCAACAGTATTGATGCCAAGCTGGATGCTATCCTGAACGCCGTGACCACGCTGGTAAAGGCGCTGTCGCAGAAGGCACAGGAGCCTGTACAGCCGCCCGCCGACGCTGACCCCGGCAAGGATGACGGCGTGGACGGCCTGCTGGCAGGCATCACCAAGGCCGCACAGGACAGCGCAGCACAGGCTGCCCACCGTTCCGGCCGCACCAGCTACGAAGCAGTCTGTGAAGAATCGCAGGCCGCGTATGACGCATTCAACCCGCACAAGCATAAGGAGGCTTGATCGTATGGCACTTTCTCAGCTCAATCCGCAGATCATCGGCGCGGAGATGGAGCACGGCTTTGCCGGTTCCTACGCACGCCAGCCCGACATGATCGTTGTAACTCGCCCTGTGGGCGAAAAAGAGCCCCTGCCCTTCGGCATGGCTCTGATGTATGATGCAAATGGTGCCGTTGTCCTGATGCAGGGCTCCGGCGTTACCGCAGACAGGTTTGCGGGCGTTGCAGGCCGCGAGATGCGCTCTGCCCTGTCTTACACTGACCAGAACACCGGCGCATACACCACCGGCGATGCTGGCAGCGTGTTCCAGCGCGGCAGCATCAACGTGCTGTGCCAGAAGGGCACCCCGAAGCGCGGCGGCGCAGTGTACGTGCGCATCATCAAGAACACTTCGCTCCCCAATGCTGTCGTGGGCGGCTTTGAGGCCGAGGCAGACAGCACCAGCGCCAACACCGTAAAGCTGACCGGTTGCCAGTGGGGCGGCTCTGCAGACGCAAACGGCGTGGCCGAGCTGGTCATTCTCACCCGTCAGAACGTGTAACAGGAGGAACAGAATATGGCAGATTTCCAGAATGTCGGCAATTTCGATGCCGGTGTGTTTACCCCGAAGCTGGGCGGTGTTGCGCCGTCCGGCTCTTCTTTTACCATGGACGCAGCAGGCATTGCGTCTGGTGGCGCATTCCTGACCAGTGAGCTGGAAAAGCGTGACCCGCTGATCCGCAAGCCCCTCACCAGCGTCACCTATGCCCGCGATATCCCCATCCAGACCGGCGGCGGCTGGGTGGACTACGTCACCGCCATGAACGTGGCCTACGGCATCACCGGCGGCTCCGGCTCCGGTGCTGTGGGTGCAGGCGGTGCCAACGGCACGCCCATCATTCAGGCCAACGTTGCCAAGGGCGCATACAAGGCGCACCTGTTCAGCGCGGCTCTGCGCGTGAACTTCGTGGACATGCAGCGCTCCAACCTCATCGGCCGCAGCCTTGATCAGCTGCTGCAGGACGGCATCCGCCTGACCTACGACAAGCACATGGATGCCAACGTCTACACCGGCTTCGAGGACTACGGCACCACCGGCCTGATGAACAACCCCAATGTCACCGAGACCACTGCTGCCAGCAATGGTGCGGACTCCTCCTCTACCAAGTGGAAGGATAAGACCCCGCAGCAGATCCTGAAGGACGTGAACGACCTGCTGAGCGCTGTGTGGGCTTCCTGCGAGTATGACACCGATGCCATCCCCAACCACATCCTGCTGCCTTATGAGCAGTACAACTACATCCTGACCACCATGGTGTCCGATCTGGCATCCGAGACCATCTACGACTTCCTGATGAAGAACAACGCCGCTGTCAAGAATGGTGGTGAGTTGTTCATCGGCGGCTGCCGCTGGTGTAAGGGCGCAGGTACCGGCAAGACCGACCGCATGGTGGGTTACGTGAACAAGCCCCGTTACATCAAGATGGACGAACTGGTGCCTATGAGCCGCATCATGACTGCTCCTAACGTGACCAATGTCTGCTATGATACTGCATCGAAGCCGTGGGCAGCACCAACAAGATCTACATCACGCTGGATGTGGCGTAAGGAGGGATTTTAATGTATTTGCTTGCACAGGACACCTTGAACGGTGCCGAAGGCAAAATCACCGTCACCCGTGATGGCCGTATCACTGAGATCTGCGGCATGAAAAAAATCAAGACTGTGGCTGGCATTCAGACCTCGGACATGAAGACTATCGGCACCCGCACGGTGCAGAAAAAGGCCAACGGTGTCACGCAGACCGGCACCGGCAATGTCTACTTTGGGTCCAACGGCAGCAACCTGTTCACCGATATGCTGCTGCAGTATATCAACACTGGTGTGATGGAAACCTTTGATATCACCATCACCAACAACGACCCCACGGCCAGCGTGGGAGATCAGGTCATGGGCTATTACGGCTGTATGCTGACCGGCGAGATCCCGCTGTCCATCCTGAACGACGACGAAGCCATGCTGAACTATGACTTCAATTTCAGCTACACTAAGGTCAACCGCCTGAAAGCATTTTCTGACCCGGTCAATCTGGGCAACTGATAGGAGGTATTCTTTATGAGCGCACTTTCCGCATTTCTGCATCCCGCTGTTCCTACGGAGGAAAAGGAGCTTGTCATTTCCAAGCGCTTTCTCGGCGCAGATGGCAAACCTGTTCCGTTTAAGATCCGCGCCCTGACCCAGGAAGAAAATTCTTCCCTGCTCAAGGCATCCACCCGCAAGAAAAAGGTAGGCCAGCAGTGGCAGGACGAGATGGATGCCAACGAATATTCCAGCCGCATGATCGTGGCAGCAACGGTATTCCCCGACTTTCACAGCGCTGAGCTGTGCGAAAACTATAACACCAAAGATCCTGTCCAGGTCCCCGGCAAGATGCTGCTGTCCGGTGAGTTCCTCAAACTCATCACCGCCATCAACGAACTGTCCGGCTTGGATGAAGGCCCGGACGAAGAAGCAAAAAACTGATCGCCGGGGACCTCTGGGATATTGATGTTCTGACAGCTTACTACTGTTTTGACAATCTCGGCTGGTCCCCCGGTCAATACGATTCCCTGCCGGAGCGTGAAAAGGCTCTGGTCCGGGCATTTGCTTTGCGTACAATGGAAAAGCGCTTAAAAGAATCCCGACAGATGAAGGAGGCTGGACACAGTGGCTGATATCCATTCAAGGTTCATTCTGGACGATCAGGCTTCTAATCCGCTGGCCGGGTATATCACAGTCGCGAAGAATGCGGCTTCTGCCACCACCGCTGCACAGCGCCAGCTGAAAAGCTATGAATCCGCACTGCGGAGCACAGAGCTTGCTTCTGCTAAGGCAACTGCGGCCTTTGAAGCCAGTGCTCAGCAGCTGGATACCATGCGCGCTGCCGGTGAAGCGGGCACCGCTGCGTACAAACAGCTTGAGACCCAGAACGAACGCCTGCGTCTGAAAGTGGAAGCACTGGATACGCAAACCGGTATCCTCACCGGAAAGGCCCGCGAAGCGCAGGCTGCGGCGGAAAAAGAAGCCGCTGCATTTAAAGATCAGGCCGATGCTGCTGAAAAAGCATCCAAAAGCACCAAAGAACTTTCGGACAACCAGAAAAACGCCATATCTTCCGCTGATGCTCTGGCAAGCGCTGTGAAGCGGCTCGCTGCTTCTTACCTCAGTATTCAGGGACTGAAAAAAGCCGTAGACCTTTCAGACGGCTTGGTTTCTACCCGTGCCCGGCTTGACCGCATGAACGATGGCCTGCAGACCACGCAGCAGCTTGAGACCATGATCTATCAGTCCGCGCAGCGTTCCCGCGGCAATTTTATGGACACCATGGGGCTGGTTTCACAGTTGGGTACTATGGCGGGCAGCGCATTTGGCAACACAAAGGAGATCGTTCAGTTTGCAGAACAGTTGAACAAACAGCTTGCGCTCTCCGGCGCATCCGGGCAAGCTGCGCAGGCTGCAATCCTTCAACTGGAACAGGGCCTTGCGTCCGGCGTGCTGCGCGGCGATGAACTGAACAGCGTCATGGAACAGGCACCGGCCATTGCAAGATCCATTGCGGACTATCTGCAGGTGGATATGGGCAAGCTGCGCGAAATGGGTGCACAGGGGCAGATCACCGCCGCCATTGTAAAAAACGCCATGTTTGCAGCCGCAGCAGAGACCAACGCTGAATTTGCCAAAACCCCAATGACTTGGGCGCAGGTTTGGACGGTGGCTTCCAACGCTGCCATCCGTGCCCTTGACCCGCTGCTGTCAGCCATCAACTGGGTAGCGAACAACATCCAGACGGTCGTCCCCATTGTAATTTCTCTGGGAACCGCCTTTGGTGTGCTGCTGATCGCCGCCAACTGGACGAACATTCTGGCATTTGCTTCTGAGAAAGCCGCTGCCGCACAGGCATTTCTCAATGCCGTCATGGCCGCAAACCCGGCCGCACTGGCCGCTGCCGCCGTTCTGGTGCTGGTAGCTGCCCTGTATGCAGGTGTTGCTGTGATGAACCACTTTGCAGGCACAAGCGTTTCCGCTACAGGTATCATTACGGGCGCATTTGCTGTGATGGGTGCATTCGTGTTCAACAGTGTTCTGGTTCCCCTGCAGAATGGATTTGCCATGTTTGCAAACTTTGTGGGCAATGTGTTCACGAACCCGGTCGCAGCTGTGAAAGTTCTGTTCTATGATATGGCAATCACCGTTTTGCAGTATATGCAGAATATTGCGTCCGCTGTTGAGGGGCTTATCAACATGATCCCCGGCGTGACGGTCGATCTGACCAGCGGCCTGGGCGGCTGGATCACCGATCTTGCCAAAAAACGGAGCGATGAGATCCAGAACAGCGGCTATACCGAGTATGTGAAGCCGTGGGAGAACATGGATCTCGGCAGCGCCTACACCAGAGGATATGATTGGGGTTCCAACCTCAGCCTTGGCAACCTGTTCGGGCCGGGCGGTCTTGGCGATCTGGGCGTTCCGCAGGCAGCAGATGTCAATTCCCTGCTGAATAATGTTGGCGCAATTAAGAACAACACCGGTAAGATCGCAAAAACGGTTGATCTTTCAGATGAGCAGCTCAAGATGATGGTTGATATTGCGGAACGTAAATTCGTGAACAACATCAACCTCACCTCGCAGGCCCCGGTCATTACTGTTCAAGGCCAGAACACCGGAAACACTGAAGCCGACCGCCAGAGCCTTGCCGATCTTCTGGGCGACCTCATTATGGAGCGCGTGCAGAGTGGCAGTGTCGTTGCGGTCAATTAAGGAGAATGTATGCCGAGCCTTTACCGCATTTATTTTTCACGGGACAGCACCGTGCTGTCCCTGCCCATCAACCCGGAAAAGCTTCCGGAGACCAAAGAATCCGACAATGGCGAGTATAATGTGCTTGGCCTTGGCCCTGTCATGCAGCCGCGCACGCCAAAGCTGCGTAAGGTAACGATCTCCGGTCTGTTTCCCGGACGCAGGCTCCCATGGATGAGCGCGGCCGTGTTTTTACCGCCATCGGTGTACATTACGTTTTTCAAGAGCGCAATGGATCAGAAAAGGCCCATCGTCTATACGCCGGTGCGCTATTATGAGAACGGCACCCCGTTTCTGGGTGGCGGCATGGGTTTTGAGTGCCTTGTTACCAGTTTCAAGACCGAGGAGCGCGGCGGCGAGACCGGCGACTTTTACTTTGACCTGACCATTACTGAATACAAGGACTTTTCACCGCAGAAGGCTGTTCTGCAGGGCAGCAGCGGAAACTTCTCGCCTGCAGCCACTACGGCATCCTCTGCGCTGAACACTGTCACGCGGGCGCTTTCTGCCGCTGCTGTCGCAACGTCTACTGTCAGTGCTGTAAAAGTGATCCTTACTCCAGCACGCAGCATCCAAAGCAGCAAACTCTATGTGGGTGCCCAGCGTAAGGCAAACGGGAAATATTACAGCACCAGCACTGCACCAACACCTGCCGGCACGCTCAGCGGCCAGCAGGTGCAGGTACGGCGCATCGTATCCCGCACAAACCCGCATCCGTATTGCGTGCAGGATCTTTCCGGGGTGGTATTCGGCTGGATGCCCGCTTCTGACCTCACGGAGGTGAACCGGTGAGCTATGAACTGATCGTGGGCCGCAAAACGCCCGGAGACCTGCTAAACCTCACTAACAGCGTAACAACCGCAAGCTGGATCACCCAGCGCACCGGGAATCCCGGCAAGCTTACCTTCACCTATCTGCGCACGCCGCAATCCAAAATCGAAGAGGGCGACGTTGTACGGTTTTCCGCAGATGGAGAACTGCAGTTTTATGGATGGGTATTCAGCCGCGGGCAGGACCGTTGGGGGCCTGTGGATGTGGTCTGCTATGACCGGCTGCGCTACCTGAAAGCAAATAACAGCTACACATTTTATGCCCAGAGCGCCGCCGACATTATCAAGCAGATCTGTGAAGACCTGCAGGTAGATGTGGGCACGCTGGACGATACCGGCTACAAACTCCCCTCCCTCGTGATGCAGGATAAAAGCTGCATCGACATCATCAATACTGCCATCCAGAAGACCTTGCTGAATACCGGCACGGTCTTTGTTTTTTACGATTCTGGAGATGGTGTTGCTCTGCGCTCTGCAGCTGATATGAAGAGCGACTACATCATCGGCGAAAAGAGCCTGATGACCAACTACAGCTACAACACGTCCATTGACTCCCAGACCTACAACAGCATCAAGCTGGTGCGTCCGAACAAGGAGACCGGCAAGTCCGATGTTTTTATCCGAAAGGATTCGGACACCATTGCCCGCTGGGGCTTGCTGCAGCTCTATCAAAAGGTGGACGAAGCGGCCACAGACGCACAGGTCAAGGAGCAGGCAAAGGTCAGTCTGGAGTATTACAATCGCGTTCTGCAGCAACTCAAATTCACCTCGCTGGGTGTCAATAGCCTGCGGGCGGGACAGCTTCTTCTGGTCAATATCAATGATCTTGACGGCGACCCGTTCCGCAAGTATGTCATGCTGGAAAAGGTCTCTCATACGTGGGAAAACGATCTGCACACCATGGAACTGGAAGCAAAAGCTCTGTAAGGGAGGGAAATCTTTTGGACATCGTGGAAGCACTTTTGCAGCTGAACCGGGTTGCCGGAGACGTTGACCAGCCCACCGATCTGCAGATCGGCACCGTGGTAAAGGCCCCGCCCGATGATGATGTGCTGGAAATCTCCATCAACACGGAAATGGCTACACTGCGGCAGGATATTCTCTACCTTGCAGAGCCGGTCATTGAAAAGAAGATCCCGCTGCTGAAACACCGGCACGCCATGCCCCATATACACGCTGGTGTTCACGGCAGCACAGGCGGCCCATCGGAGCCTTACACTGGTTATTCCCTGCTCTCAGGGGGCGCAGACAGCTCTGTACAGAGCGAGGACATCAAAGGCTGGGAGAATGGAAAAGTCCTTTCACTGAGCAAGGATAAGAAATATATCATCCTCAACCCTGCCCTGAAAGCCGGTGACAAGGTGCTTCTTCTGCGTGTGCAGCGTGGCCAGAAGTTCGTCGTGTTATCTCGTGTATATGAAGGTGGTGATTAAATGGCCGTATTGCCGGAAAACAGCATCGATTTATCGGGCGGCGTTGAGTTTGTCGCTCAGCCTTCCCTGACATGGAAGATCGACCGTGCAGCTGGACGTATCGCCGGAACATGCGACGGCTATGATGCCGTAAAGCAGGCAGTGGAGATCATCCTGAACGTAGAGCGCTATCGCTGGCAGATCTACCAGCCAACAAGCGGTATGCAATGGGATGGGCTGGTCGGACAGGAGGCCGGTTATGTTGCCGCAGAACTGCAGCGCCGTCTGCAGGATGCTCTGCTGACAGACGACCGCATCACGGGGTTAAAAAACTACGAATACAGCATCGACGGGCAGAATTTGACGGTGAGTTTTACCGTCGAAACAGTCTACGGCGATGTTAAGACCGGAACGGAGGTGAAATTCTGATGCAGAACTTTTCAGATGCAACCTACAAAAACATCCTCGACTACATGCTTTCACTGGTGCCGGATACCTATGATAAGCGCGATACCAGCCCTATCCAGACTTCCCTCGGCCCGGCAGCCTACGTGCTTGAGGGCTTTTATCTGAGCCTCGACCTTGTGCAGAAACAGGCGTTCGTCCAGACAGCCTCCGGCGATTCGCTGGATCTTCTGGCAGTGCTGGCCGGTATCACCCGCAAGCAGGCTTCCGCCGCTGTAAAGATTGGCATCTTTGACTGTGCTGTCCCGATCGGTGCGCGGTTCTCAACGATCAACGGCACCGAAAGTATCAATTTTGTGGTTATCTCCACCATCACGGAGGGAAGCACCTACCGTCTGCAGGCTGAGACTGCCGGTGATATCGGCAACCGATACTCCGGCCCTGTCCTGCCGATCGATTCCATTGAAGGATTGAACAGCGCTCAGCTGACGGATCTGCTGATCCCTGGTGAAAACACCGAAGAGGATGAGCCTTTCCGCGCGAGAATCATTGAACGTCTGAACAGCCGCAGCTTTGGCGGAAACGTGGCACAGTACGTTGAGGAGATCGAAGCGATAGACGGCGTGGGTGCTGTGCAGGTCTACCCCGTGTGGGATGGCGGCGGCACGGTGTGCTGTTCCATCTTGGGAGCCGACTTCCTTCCTGCGTCCAGTGAGCTTGTGCAGGTGGCGCAGAACGCTATCGATCCACCGCCCGGTCAGGGGCTTGGCCTTGGGCTTGCGCCCATCGGTGCGCAGGTGACCGTCACAGCGCCGCAGACAGTGCCTGTAGACATTTCTGC